TGAACCATTGTAGTAAGGATCTCCTCCCTTTGGATAGAATTGTTTTGTAGCGTAGTTATCTTGAGAACATGAGAATAGAATTGACTCAGTTTCTAATTTAACATTTCTACCAACTCCAGCAGCAGTTGTAATACCATGAACAACTGGTAAGAATGCTGTCATGATACCTATAGACTCATGATAGTCTGCATGGTTAATATTATATGCAACTCTAGTAGAGACACCAACATTAAGAGTAACGTTATTTGATGTTACAGCAGTTGGATATAATGCAGCGTTATGTGCAGGGTCTGTAGTTCTAGGATATGGATGTTCTGTTGCATATTGATCCATTGAACATGAATAAATCAATCCACCTGTCATCAGTCCTACTGATGTTGTAGTTGACAATCCATGTGATGAGTCAGTAGTTATTGTTGCTAATCCACTGTTTGCATCATAAGTTGCATTAGTTACATTGAACTTAACTCTAGATGTGATACCTACGTTTATTGTAAATGTATCTGTCGTAGAAGTAACAACACCAACTTCCACATTGTGTATAGGATCAGTTGTTCTTGGATATGTGTGATCAGTAGCATAGTTGTCCTGAGAACATCTCCATGTGTATGAATCTGTTGCAAGACCTATTGTATCTCTTGCAATCAATAATGAACCAAGTTCTGCGTTCTCAAATGTATGGACATATGCACCACCACTGATTACAGAGTTTGCAACAGCAGATACAAATATATGTTCAGTCTGGTTAGATGATGTTCCTACGTCCAGAGTAATTGTGGTATCTGTAGTAGAAGTAATCTTAACAGCAGTATTGTAAGCAGGATCTGGGCCATTGATGCCAGATTTCCTTGGGTAATAGTGGAATGTCTCATGATTATCTAAGGCACAGGTAAATTTGAATCCATTTGTTTTTAACTTGACAGAAGTTCCTTTTTGAAGTGTATGAGAACCAATATCAATTGTCATCAATCCAGTGAAAGGATCAAATGATCCACTTGTAGGACTATGGTAAACAAGTGGTGATGTTCCTACATTGACTGTAAAATTATCTAAGTCTGTTTTTGTGACTGATAACCATTTTTGATCTGATGGGTCTTTTCTTCTAGGATAACTCTTGATGGATTTTCTACCATCCATCTTACATCTGAATCTTAGAGAGTCTCTTGCAATTTGAACTCTATTACCAGTAACCATTCCATGGCCAGGACATGTCACAGTCAGAATACCAGATACGGCATCATAATATGCAAAGTCTATGTTCCTAGTATATGAACCATTGAAACCATGAACATTTGAGAATACAGTCATGATACCTGTACTTGCAGTGTAAGCTGCAGTGGTGATACCATAGTTTACTATTGTAGATACACCCACATTGATAGTCAGTGTGGTGTCAGAAGTTGATCCGATACCAACGGATACATTACCGCCAATAGGATCATCAGGACGAGGATACGCATGTTCTGTTGCGTAATTATCTCTAGCACATGTGAATAATATTGATGCAGTATTGATACCAACGGTATCTCTTGCCTTCTTAAGACCACCAGTAGTTGCACTCTGGAACCAATGTGTATTTACAACAGTAGATACACCAACAAATACAGAGAATGTATTGACACCAACATTGTAAATTGGCAACCACTTATTCAAATATGGATCGGAATATCTTGGATATGCCTTATCAGCAGTGTATCCATCTTTATCACATTTGAATGTAATTGATTCCAAATCAAACTTAACATATTCACCAGCAACAAAACCATGATTTGCAATGGTTGGTTCTAGTACACCAGTACTAGCATTATACGTTGCCGTCGAAATTGTGTGGGCTGACTCGTTGATGTATGAGTGTCCAGCACCAACAGTCATCGTAAACTCACCTGTGGCAGGGTTGTATGTTGATGTTGATATAGAACGTTCCTGTATTGTAGATACACCAACTCTAACTTCAAATGTGTTACTTGTGGCAGATACAATTCCTAGATTAGTATTATATGCAGGGTCTGTAGGTCTTGGATATGCATGTTCAGATGCATAGTTATCTTTAGCACATGTAAAGGTCAATCCACCTTTCTCAATTTGAACATATGAAGATGGTCTCTGTAATCCGTTAGTATATGAAGAATCGAATGTGTGACCATAATCACCACCAGTAATTACTGCATCTGTACCAATGCCTTGGAAGGTATGAAGATAATCACCACCAGTGATGATTGCATCAACAGCAACACCCTGATTAGGAACAAATTGATGAACATAGTTTCCAGCAGTTGATACACCAACATTACATTCAAAAATAGTACCAGCAGCACCAATGACAGGACATGCAGTATCGTAAAATGGGTCAGTTGTTCTTGGATAGAAATGATTAGTTTGGAATCCATCTAGAGAACATTTGAATACGATAGATCCAGTCTTAAATTTGATACTGTTTCCAGCAATGATATCATGTACTCGATCAACAGCAACAGTCATAATACCGACTGCAGCATTGTATTTCGCATCTCTGACATTGTATGTGACAATGGTTGAAATACCAACTTGTACAGTGATTGTTGTACCAGCAACACCAACTATAGGAACAGCAGTATCATATACTGGATCAGTTGTTCTAGGATAGTACTTAGTTTTTTCATTACTATCCATTGAACACTTAAATCCGAGTGAAAGTGTTTTAATTTTAATACTTGTTCCAACAGTTAAGTCATGAGTTCCAATACTCATGGTCATGATACCCACAGCAGGGGTATAAAGTGCCTGTGAAACAGTGTAATTTACAATAGTGCTTAATCCAACAAATACTTCAAAAGTATCAGTAGTTTTATTAGATATTGGAATCCACTGATCACTTACTGGATCTGTTGATCTAGGATATGGATGAGTAGAAGCATATCCGTCCATTCCACACTTAAATGTTAGTGAATTATCAAGAATCTTTATTTGATCGCCGTTATTGAATCCATGACTAGGAACAGTTACAGTTAGTATTCCAACTAACGCATTATATCTTGCAGTTGTTATTGTATGTTCTGTAGGGCCTGTCAATCCATGACTATTGACTGTTAAAACTAATGCACCAGTACCAGCATTGTAATCCGCATCTGTTGGAGTGGTTGTTCCACCTCCAACTATGTCTATACAATCAGGAATTGTTTTTGCAGGGACAAATGTATGTGCATAGTCACCACCAACCTTAATAGTTTTTGGATCAGAACTTACATAGGTATGTGCATAATCACCACCAGCAAATGTGGATGTTGCGGTTGCACTGTGGAACTCATGTAAGAATGGGCCACCAGTTAGTAATGCACCCTCTTCTGCACGAAGAAATAGATGAGGATAATCTCCACCATATACCAATGCACCAGCAGTTGCCTCTTCAAATCTATGAACATATTGATTTTTAACACGAGATATACCAACATCTATCTCAAGTGCAGTTCCAGAATAACCTACGATTGGAATAGAAGTATCGTACGCAGTTGATCTACTTCTTGGATAGTAATGATCTTTTGCACCATTGTCTATGGCACATGTAAATGCAAGACCAGTTAGAATAACATCTTTACCTACTTTGTAGCCGTGAGGTGCTGCAGTGGTTACAGTTAGAACTCCAGTTACATTATCATATAATGCACTAGAAACGCCTAGGGCGGGGTCATAGTCGCAAGTAAATGCAATACCAGAAAGAACAACACAATCATCTTCTGTGAGGTTATGATTCTTTCTTGTTGTGATAGTTGCAATACCAGATGATTCATCATACTCAACATGACCAACTTGAACAGCAGGAGCACTTGTAAATGTAACCGCAATACCTGTTGTCTGAACATAATCATCAGTTTCTAATTCATGTCCTTTGTATGGAATATATGAACCAATACCAGCTCCAACATTTGCGGTGTGAATACCAGTAGTGGTCATTGCAACACCAATATTGATATTAAAGTTAAGTGTGCTTACAATACCTGTAACACCAAAATACTTTTGAGTATCAGATGGGAAGATGATATCACCAACACCTGTGCTAAATGCAATACCAGATAACTTAACAACATTTGCAGTCGTTAGTCCATGAGCAGATGCAGCTGTAATAGTTGCAACACCAGAAAGAGAATCATATTCTAGTGCGTTTATATTTTTTGAATCACCATCTTTAACACCAATTGCAGTAATTGTAGTAATACCAGTTGGGGGATTTTGATTGACATGTTCAATATGTTTAGGAGCATAGAAACCAGTTCCACCCTCTACAATACTAAAGTTTGTAATGATACCAGCTTCTGCTCTGTTTACAACACCACCACCAACATAATTATGTGCATAAGTTGTTATACCAATAAACGCTTTAAAGGTGTTTGCAGTCGCTCCTATTATGTCGAAACCTGTGACGTTTCTACCGTCCATAATTCCAGTATCAATACCAGCTTGAGCAAGACCTCCACTAACATATGTTAATGGTTGTGTGCCTACACCAGCCATGACTGTTACTATTTGAGTACTAGCAACACTTACGATTGGGTATCCATCTTCTCGGAATAAGAAAGTAGATATACCTTCTGTAACTTGAACTTCTTTTATAAGTAGGTTTCTACTTTGATTTTTACCTGTGCCAATGTAGTGACCACCATAAACTTGAACAGTTGCGATACCAGTGATATAATCGTATCCAAATGAACCTATATTTCTTGCAGCAGATACTGGTGCAAACGTAAATCCAGCACCTGTAATTCTTACTCTATCGTCAATTTCAAATCCATGAGAACTACTAGTTGTAAATGTTGCAACACCAGCGATATGATTATAAGTTGCAGTCGAAATCGCAACACTTGTTGTTGATGATTCACCTAAGAACGCAGTAATACTTGCACCATAACCTTGAGATGATCTGACTGTGATTTCTGGTATTGATCTATAACCTTGTCCTTTACCTTCTATCTGAATATGTTCAAGACTACCAGTAGAACCAACACCTACTCTTACTGCTGCTTTTGTTGGTAAGTAGTAACCAGAACCAGTTTGTAGTCCAACCTTAGAGAGTCTACCTGATCTTGGAACTCCACTTAAGAAGTTAAGTTTGTTTTCTGCATTATCTACAATCTCAAAGTCTAACCCTGGCGTCTGAACAACATTATTAATCAATATGAATGGATTGTTCTGTATATCAACGCCTGTGTTCACATCATTGTATAAAGCAGTTACGATACCAGTATTTTCAGTCAGTGTGAATTGTGTACCTGCAATACCTGTAAATTCTAAGGAGATATCATCTAAAATTACATTCTTATCTTTTTCGTCAAATGGATCTAATTTTCTAGAGAATAATCTACCAGAGAATGAAGAAGCAGTCTGTAATCCTTGAGGGCCACTTAGACCATAAGGTGCATCAGTAAAGTGTATATTATCATCTACTATATTGTAATCACCAGAGAATACAGAATATGCAAGACCAGCAGAAGCATGACTAGTTGCTATAGTTCCAAATGCACCTCTTTCTACAACAACACCAGACTGTTCTGACTGATTGAATACAGGAAAATATCCAGCACCAGTTTTAAATATAATAACTTCAGATACTGTTCCAACCCCAGATATCTTAGGGTAAAAGACTCCCTCTACACTAGGGGTTGCAGTACCCTCTATTGTAATCTTAGGTGGATCTGTTTGTGCGTAGCCTGTTCCTCCAGCTAAAACCTCTATATTGACGACTCCATAAACAGAGTTAAATGTTGGTTTTAGTAGAACTCCTTGTCCAGGCGTAGTTCTTGGCATTTACTCTGTTTCCTCAACTAATGTTAATAGAACTTGAACAATAAACTCTGGTAACACCAGTGCTGTCTCTTATAATACTGAACGTTAATATATCATCATTTGCCGTTGATGGTGGTGGATTACCTCCAACCCATCTTACTCCTGTTGCGATTGTAGCACCATTAACTGTAACTGGATCACCATAAGTATATCCAACTCCAGCATTGATGATAAGTGTAGCTGTAGTTGCTTTACTATTCTCACCACTTACATTTGTAAATGCCCATGAACTGATAGATGTTGTTGCAACACCACATATGACAGATCCTTGTGAAACATCAATAGTAAATGTGCCGCCTGCACTTACTTGCATAACATCACTATAGTTTCCTACAACCTTTTCTGTGATATCAGAATTAAAGTTAACCTGATCCATCAAAGTACTTGCACCACTGACTAGAACATCACCTTGTACGTCTAGTCTACACGTTGGAGCAGTAGAACCAATACCAGTATATGCCTCATTGGTAACAACAAATGACTTAGAATCAGTTATTGCTGCATCGGATACTCGCAATCCATGTCCATTACCTTTTGCAACTGCCCATATAGTTGGTCTTTCATTTGAGAATGATGCAACTTCCATCTGAGATGTTGGAAGTGATGTTCCAATACCCACCATACCATCAGCTTTGATACGGAACATTGTTGCAGCAAAACCAACCTCAACAGGCCCATCTGTGATAGCGCCAGGCTGTTGAATTGTTATCTTACCAACGTCTGCATAACTTGAGGTAACAACACCAGATGTATTAATATCAATGTTGTCAGATACACTAGCTGCAATTCCAGCAGCAACTGATGTTGATGCAATACCAGCATTTGTTGAGTAACCAGCAGTACTAGCAAAAGAAACAAAACTTACAAGATTAGTACCGTCTCCGAACTTATCGTATATTTCATTAAAATTATTATTGATCTTAATAGTCCCTGCCAATAGGGTATCGCCCGTCCCATCATTGGGAGCCGAACCAGTACTAATCCCTTGTTTAGCCATTACTTAAAAACGTTTTTTCTTTATTTATAGTTAATATGGAGGGTTGTCATCCATAGTAGCAGTTGTTGTGTCTACATTCAACACATTTGAGTTAGCTCTCTTAGTATCGTAGTAGAAATTGTTGTCAACAACTTTATTTGCGACTGCTAGTTTTGCTTGTGCAAACGTCGCCTCTCCTATCTGTTGAATCTTCATAAATTCATCATCAACTTTAAGGATATCACCCTTAGCTAATGATCCAATACCAGCACCAACTACAATGTTCTCACCAGTTTCACCAATAGCTTCTGTTACTTCAACATTTAGAAGTTTATTTTTCACTGGTGTCTGAATAATATTATCAATCATAATCAAGGCCTGTTTATTTGGATCTTGAACTTTGAGAAGATGTGTGCCAGTTCCCAAACCAGTAAAATTAAATGGTAGTGATGTAGATAATCCAGCAACTCTAAAGTTTACATCATCAACCTTTTGAATAAACAATTCATTAGGCATGACATTAGTTCCACATTCTACAGGAGTTAATTCAATGTTGTTAGTTGGAGTCGTGCCACCGATATATGTCCCTGCAATAGAAATAGTGTTAGTGGTTGCATATCCAGTTCCACCAGTAACAACACCAACAGCAATAATATCTAAGTTGGAATCTCTAGTAATATTAAAGATCGCACCAGAACCAGATCCATTGTTTGTTGATGGAACATTTGAGTATGTTGTTTCTATACCAACTCTAGATCCTGTTGTTTTAGTAACAGGGAATAGTAAATTATTAGCTGGTGTTGCTCCACCAAGATATGTACCAGCAATTCCTACAGTATCACCAACAATGTAATCTTGTCCACCTTTGATTAGAACAACGGAAGTAGATATACATTGACCAGTGGTTGTGTCAAAATCAAACTTAACTTGGAACACAGCGCCAGTACCAACTGTAGAGAAGCCAGGCACTCCTCCATCTGGATTACCAAATCCATATAAAACAAACTGAGGGCCAGGTGGATTCTGTGTAGTGGCAGTTCCTGTAACAGGGCCTGGAATCTGAACGTTAAATCCATTCTCAAACATTGTGCTTCCACCAATACCAGATGTAACTGCAGCCATCACAATGTCTTTAGTTCCTGTTGTATAAGATGTAATTGCAATACCAATTTTAGATCCACCCTGAGTATCAAGATTGACTGTTTGACCAGTCTGGAAATCGTGGTTCTGAATCGATATTGTATTCAAGTTAGTGTTGACGATAGCAGAACTAGAAGCATCATACGACTTTTTGAACGCTGGTCTTCCACCTGTTGTTAATTGGAACTGTTTACTACCAACTAGAGTTCCAGTTCTGTCATGAAATCCAGTAAATCCAGAAGATATATCATCGATTGATATGACCTTGTTGGTTTTATTCATAATGAAACTCTTAATTGGTCTGCCTTCTGGGAAGAATATTCTTTGTACAGTACCGTCAGTTAAAGCATCATCTTCAGTAACTATTGCAAAGTTATCTCTCTTACCCATATACATTTCATTATCAATATTCAATATGAGATTAACTGTAGTATCAACAGGTTTTACCTTCATATTATTTGATTTTGCAATTCCAACACTTACTAAATTCAGTGTATCGGCATCTTTTTTAGAATTACTCTCAATAATAAGATCTGAGAACTCTAAGAATCCAGATGGGTGAACAATTGATTTTACAGACTCTTTCCATGTGCTATATGGAAGAGTGCTCTTGATTGAGTATGAAAACTTCTGGAAGTAGAAGTTATCTGATAATCTTTGATTAAAGTCATTAAGAATACCAACTTCCATGTCATTTTTAGACACTTTGTCTCTTGTAACTCCAAGAGTCGTTCTTACACTAAATCTGTTAACATCTCTAACATTACCTTTGAGTTTTGATACTTCACCAAACAATGTATCGCCAGGTAAAAGAGTTCCAATAGTATCTCTCAATCTAAGTTGACTGATATTACCGTTCCAACCATTTTCAGCTACAAATCCTTCAAATTTAACAGATGTTACTTTTTCACCAGATAAGTATTTGGCATCGTTAATAAGTGTCATATTAAACTTCGCCATGTCGTTATAGTTGACAATAGATCCTAATGTGAAGTCATCATCATAAACTCCAAGTGTAACTGTGGATATTCCAGGCGCACTTGCCATACTAAACTCTACAGTGGAATTTGCAGTGCTTACACCTGTAACTGTGAAGAATGTGTTGTCATAGTCAGCAGAGTTGAAGTTACCTTCACCCGATTGTAATGATGCTGGTTTGATTCTACAACCTTCAACAAATACTTGATCACCAACTGCAAAAGGTAACACATTTTCAGTAGAAGCATACCCAGTGTTAATAGGTTGGTTGAATTGTGCATCTAGTAACAATTCAGCAGTAACGGTAGTACCACTATGAGTGATATTGTCTATATCATAACCATTAGAGTTATTAGTTGTAATAATGCTTAGTGGTTCTTTGAACTCAAAAGCATTTTTGATAATTTCAACTCTTTCTACAGATCCACCAGATATATGTGCTGCAATCTGTACATTACTGTTACCACGAACTGCAAGTGTAGGTGGTTGGTTATATCTTGTTCCACCATCAGTAACTTCGATATTATTAATTCTTGAAATACCACTTATATCAATTATAGCGGGAACTGACAAGAATGGTAACAAAGTAGGATCAGTTGGATAGTCAAATCCATCTTTGATTCTTTCAATGTTATCAATTTGTCCAATTTCGGGAGATGACACTTTTACGATAGCATCTTTACCTTGTGTACTTGCAAAACCAATAACTCTAGGTAAAAGAGTATATCCTTTGCCTGGGAAGTTAATTTTAGTCTTAAATACAGGCCCTCTAGCACTAGAAGATGTTGTACTGTATGTTATTGTGCTTACACCAACTCTAGAAACAAATTTTTGTGATTCTAGTGGTTTTTCTTTTAAATTGAATGAAAATGTCTTATCATCTTTGACTGAAATACTATGTTCGTTTCTAAGGACTATATCTTTGAATGTTATGTTGTTTCTTCCTGTTACCTCAGTATCTGATGATCCAAATGTCTTTCTAGTGTCTGATGGGACAACAGGAGTTAGATTGTAGTATGTCTTTGTTGGCCAACCTGTCTCAGTATTAATTGTGACTGTGGCATTAGGGTCGCCAGGAATACCACTCCTAGTAATGTTAAATCCACCAGTATTTGTACCTTGAACATCAAGTCTGTTGTTGAAAGTGATATCATCAAAGAAATCCAATCTCATATCAAGAAGACTTTGATCCGATACATCAAATACGATTGTATTACCTGATGTGAAACTTAGAGGTGGGTTGATCTTAGCAATATAACTTAAATTGTTAGGACTTGCAGTCGAGACTGTTGATATTGAAACTGGATTAGAGTCAAATACATCAGATTTGTATTTGCAGAGTTTTATAGACTCTGGATCTTCTCTGAGAACGAAATAAGTTTCGTTATTCATCAATCCAGTGATTGTATTACCATTATCGTAATAAACAACTTTATCATAACTCTGTAAGTCCTGATCGTTGATGTTTATTTGGGTTAAGTCGGGAGAGAAACTTGTATATGTAAATCCAACTCTTTTTGTTGTAATTTTAGCTATAACTGGATCATATCTTAACTTTGAAGACTCAGAAGATTTTGGTATAGCTTCAAGTTTGATAAGATCACCTGTTGTTAGTCCATGAGCAGAATTGACTCCAACTTCTCCAAAGAATCTTTCGACTTTAGTTGATACTTTAGGATATGCGGTTGTAAATGAGTGTGCAAGACCAGAATTAGATGCAACACCATAGAACCATATGGCATCAGCAGCTGTAGAGAAAGCAACAGTAGTTAATCCAATATAATCTTTACCAAAATCAACGGCATACACATCACCATCAGGAAGAACCTCAGTTCCTACTCCAGAAGTTGCACCAGCAGATACTTTTGCCCAAACAAGAGATGTACCACCGATACCCATGTTATAAACTAGTTTTTGACCAGTAAAGAACTTGTGATCCTTAATGTAAATCTGTTGTTGAGGCACAAAACGATTTTCTACAGTTTGAATTGCTTGTGTTCCTAAACCAGTGGTAGTAATCGTATAATGTGTTCCTGTAGATCCAACACCAACTGTTTGTTGTGGATTAAAATAGGTTTTGTAATTTTCAAATGTAAATTGAGTGACTGTTGAAGTTCCAACAGAGAATTGGAACTTATTTGGTTGTAGTACTACATTATTAGTACCAGGCTGGTGTGTCATCGCAGCACCAACAAAGTTTTCTCTGTTTACAAGTAATCTGGAGAAAGCAGTATCAATACCAACAACGGTCATGTTCTCCGTTCCAACTCCAACTATATCAGATGGAGTAAATCCTCTAGTATCTGTTACAAATATTTCTGTGGTAACTCCAGTGTTTGTTACATTGTCTACAAAAGTAGTAAGACCTACTGATCTACCAATAACTTGAACTTTCTTAGGGCCATTAAACTCTGTAAACTCAGATGTACTAATACCACTTAAAATAATTGTTTCGCCATCAGCAATACCGTGTGGTATTGAAGTAACACCAATAACTTGTTTCTTTTCAAGTCTTAGTGATGCATCAGTGAACGTAGTAATACCAATTTCAACAGTGTTTATTTCTTTTCCTAATAATTCACTTACAACTATGTTAGCACCAGTGCCGTTTGTTCCTTTGTTATCTAATGTAAGAGTGTCATCTATTTTGTATCCATCTCCTCTTGAGAATACAGTTACAGATGTGATACCAGCACTCTTTGTTTTGGTAACTTCAAACTCTTGTTTCAATGCATCTTTTACATCATCAATTAGTTCATAATCAGAGTTACCATATGATAGGTAATATGGAGCAATATTTCTTGTTACATTCCTACTTGCAATATCAATGTCTTGGTTGAAGAAAGTAACAAAGTTCTCTTCTATGGGAGTATCCTTAAATTGTCCACCAACCATGTATGGGAACTTAGGTTTAGCAACACCACTAGAATCAACTTCTACAGAATAGAAGTATGCATAAGTTCCATCTGGGAACTGTGGAGTAACACAATACCTACCACCGTGTACGTCTAGGTCGCCAGAGTTGTCAAAAACATAATCATTAACAAAGTATCCAAAAGCAAAGCCAGGAGGCCTAAGTCCTGTTCTAGAGGAGGTATCGAGAATATATCCAGATCTAAGTCTAACAATAGCACCACCGACTGCATTTTGATAACCATATGGGCCATAGATTGGATTTCCGTCATAGGCATATCCTAATATTGGTGAGTGAAATGCGTTAGGAGTTTCTAAGTTTGCTGAATCAATATTATCCCCTTTTTGGTATCTTAGTTTCTGAGGAGGATACATTCCAATAGTTTGTAATTGGAAAGCTGGGTTTGTACTTGGTTTTGTAAGTATTGAATCTTCTACGTTGATAATGTTCTCGTTCTTCTGGACTTGATTAATCTTCCACTCTCTAACATTACCAATAAACTTGGCATTCTTACCTCTATTCTGTAGAAGTAAAATAGTATCACTACTGTTATATCCAACACCACCATCAAGAATCTGTACACCAGTTATTCTGGTATCTTCAACTATAGGTCTTATATCTGCAAAATTTCCTGTAGGACTAGTGATTATAATATCAGAATCTTCACGATATCCTTTACCATTGGCAAGTATCTGAACATCTACTATGGAACCACCAATGATAATTGGTTTTAGTAATGCTCTGAAAGTAATTGTAGAGATGCCTACATCAGGTCTTCTTTGGAAGTCCATGATATTAGTACAACCATAACCAATACCACCTTCTTGTAAGTAAACGTTTTCAACTGATCCAAGAACTAAAGGTTGAATCTCTGGTTTTATAACTGTGGTAACAGCAATACCAGATAAACTCTCTATGTTTACTACTATAGGTGGATACTTTATAGTATGATCACCACTGCCCAATCCACGAATTACAGCGGGTTTATTTTTGTCATAATTCGTAAAGTTTCTTTGTGAGGAAACACCAACATCACAAAGTCTGAATCTGTTAGGATCAATGACCTTAATGGCATACTGTGTAGTTGTTGAAAGACCAGATGCAACTGTTCCTGTTGTGGAATATTCAACGATCTCTCCGTTATTGAAGTGATGGTTATATGCCAGTATATAATCGTCAGATGTACTAATACCAGATTGAACGTCTCCGTTAACAGGTCTTGCAGGGATAATAATTTTTCTATTTGAATATCCAGAACCACTTTCTTTTACATAGATCTTGGTTATTGTATTCTTTGCCTTTACTGTAGTAAGTTTATGAAAACCAAAACTAACGTTTCCAATATTAACAGTATTGATACCAACCTTAGCTTCTTCTGGTTTATTGTGTAATTTTATCTTTGTCTCGTTTACAGGTGCAACGTAATAGACAGATCCACTAACCACGTTGACTATCGGTGTATTACCTCTTGCATCATAAACAACTGCTTCACCAACTTCAAAGTTATGTCTGTTTTCAAATGATATAGTTTCATCAGTCGTATTGACAGATGATCCGTCTGCTTTAAAGTTAGCAACGATCTTACCTTTAACTAGATTAGATTCAAGAACAGCACCAGTTCCATTACCACCTAATACGGTAATTTTTGGTTTATCTTGATATCCAATACCTGGCGATATTAACTTAACTTCTTTGAATGATCCTGAGATATTTGCATGAGCTATAGCACCAGATCCTTGTTGATCTAAAACTTGTATAGGTGGCCCTGTGATTACATCATAGCCTTCGCCTGGGTTTGTAACTGTAATACTTGTAAGATCACCATGAAAAATCTGTTCATCAAATACAGTGGGAGGGAATAGTTCAACACCATTCGCCATAAGTCCCACAGGTCTGTTATTTACCTGTCTCTTATTAGGATCATCAAATAATTCCTTTTCTTTGTAGACAGGATATTTTCTAAGAATCTTTTGGTTCTTAAGTGTCTTATTCTCCCAACCAGATTTGTAAATGTATTGGCCAGCTGTTCCTGTTCTTACTGCAATGTATTTCTTAGCAAATACGTCAGATCCACTGAATGAAAGATAGAAGTCAGTTTGGTTTACCTTAGTTACAAAGTAGATACCAGTTGAGATGCCACTATTAGTTGTATTGTCCCAATAAATCTTATCACCAGTTACATAGTTGTGTGGAAGCAAACTAGTCCCTGCGGCAGGGTCAAAGGCGGGGTCATAAGACTGTATAGTATAAGTAAACCCACCACCAAGTAAAGGTGTGCCAAATCCGTCTACAACCTCAATAGAACTAGTCTTTACGAATACCTTATTATCAGTTGCAAAGATAGGATAGTTAGGTAGACCAGATGAAGCTACATAAAAGAAGTTTTCTTCTTTGTCAATGTAACTATTTTGAATACCAACGGTAAACTGATCAACTCCAGCAAAGTAATTTGAGTTATGAGATGCCTTTGTAACTGTTTTTGTAATTTTAGTAGGATTGGAAGGCACAACACCACTAGTTTGAACAACAATGGTGTTTGAATAAACTTGTGCTGTATTTGTTGCATCATATTCAATTTGTTTAACTGTAATATCAACTTCTGCACCAAAATCGTTTCTTAACTTTAAAATTTCATCAACATAGAACACACAGTTGTCAAATATACTAATTCTAAATGTATTGACGTTTACCTGACTGATTGAAGCGACATTATGACTTGAGGGTACGTTGTATATCCAATTATTAAACTTTGGACTGTCTGCTAGGTCTTTACCAAAGGAAAGTAACTTAAGACTATCACTAACTTGCATATTTGTTGATGAAGATGTGTCTACTTCATCAATAACGTTAACAAGTCTGAATTGTAGTAAAGATGTTTGTCCAAAACCAGCATAAGCATATGCAAGTTTGTTCTCAAGAACATCTGCACCAAAAATTAGAGATGTTGTGATACCAGTGACATTTAAAAACTGGTTTACAGTCTTATCAGTATATCTGAGACTTAAAAAGTTAGCACCTTCTCTTGGTTTTACTAAAAGTGTACCACTTTGTCCAAATCCAACTGTAGAGTCAACAACAAGGGAGGTTGCGTCTGCTGGAGTGATCTCAAGTGCCTTAGTTTTTCCAGGCACTTGAAAAGATCCGTCAAATGATGTTGAGTCAAGTGATATTTCGTAAAAATCAACTTGATTGATTGGTCTATACTCTACATTGTAAATTGAAGCACTCGCAGTTCCAATTCCAGAGATATCTTGATATAAAAAGTTACCAATAGTCTCTAACGGTTGTCCACCAAACAAGTTTTCTACTAAAACGTGCTTAGTTTTAAAATATACATTATCTGAAGCAATTAATGTTCTATCAATTGGTTTTATAAGCTCAATTTCTTGACCATACAAAAGTTTGAAGAGAATCTGATATGAAGCATCAGTTCCTTTCGCCATATAGAAGTCTTTTGCTCTAGTGAGCACATTAGTAATTGATGTGCCAGGTGTAAAACTTCTATTTTCAAAGCCAGGTAAAAATTCTGTCTTAAACTTAGTAAAAAATTCTTGTAAGAAGAGATTACTTAAATTTATTACTGTTGAACCACTTGTATGAACCGCAGCCTCAGTCTGAGCAAAGTTTGCAAACTCGGCAGCATCTTCTTTTGATAATTGATCTATTCCACTGAATCCTCTAGCACAACCAATGAATCTATTAGTTGTTTTTCCAGTATATGTAATTACTTCGTTGTCAATTTTTAACAAACCGTAAGTATCAGGCCAACCATCTGTTGACTCAACTGTTATCACGGTATCACCAGCAAAAACTGAACCAGTTAAGGTTGTAGAAGCGATGAGTGTCTCATCATTGAAAGCACCAATCTTTTGATACTCCGCTAGATTACTAGCCAAGTCGGTCATACCAGACTGGTGTTCTTGTGATTCGTAATATTGGGTTAAAAAACTCTTGAATAGAGGAGATTCCTGATTTAAGAACTCAGGAATTTGAGATTCTATTAAATGAGAGATTTTTACTCTTTTAATATCCGTCATTTATCTGGTATAGATTGTTTCGCTAGCATAACTAGAGGTTTTAACATATGCAGTAGCAGAAGTGTTCTCTCCAGAAGATATAACGTCTGGTAAGGCGTTTACTGTACTATTAGGAACGTTTAATTGTAAATACAAATCTTTCAAAGCAATAACGTCATTGGAATCAGGTATTGCTTCAACTTCAATGACTCCAGTTGCAAGTGAAGCTCCTGTTATATTTACTACATCCAAATTAATCTCTCCGTGAACATAGTCCACAGTTCCAGCATCGTTCTTAACGATTAATGGGAGATTATTTACAAGTTTAAAGAACACTAGTTTTCCAACAGTCGTCCCAGCTGTGGGAATGTCACCCAGATACAGAGTTCCGTCAATACCACTGACTGTAAATCCTGTGGAACGTATGCCATATCCATTTGGTTGATCATAAAATGCATTTCCATAGCAAAGTTCATAAGTTGCAAAAGTATTCAACTCAGGGAGTATATCTCTTCTCATCTTAACTCTAGTAATGTTGGATGTGATTCCTCTAGCAGAGTCATCTATCAATCCAATAACTTTACTATACTTAAATCTACCACCAAATGAGTTTATATCTGATGAGTTAGAATAAGTCGTTAACGTCTTAGTTACAGATGTAAGTAACGATGATACTTCTGACGTTGCGTTTGTATTATAGTAAACTGTAGTGTCAACTTCGACATAAAGATACTTAAGATCAATAATTTCTGGTTTGATGCCAGCAATCGAGTACTGTTTAAGTTGTCTTGAAATATCATCCTTTGTAATCTGTGAAAGGAAAGAACCATCTTTCGGTTTGATCGAAATGAACACTTTACCATACTCAGGCGGGTCTAATTCTTCTCCTCCGTAGGCAGTCACAGAATCGACGTTAGGGTAAACGAAGGGAATTATACCTGTGTAGTCATTTGCGGTTACGGCACGGTATTGTGACGAGTATATACGAGGTGCTAGATATTTTATCGTACTTACATCTTCAATGTTGTCTCCATTTTCCGATTTTTGAGTTGTTGTCAATACAGACATACCAGAAGTAATGGTTAGATCAGTATCATCTCTCAAAATTCCAACAAATGAGAAATTTCTAGCTCCATTTCCTAATTTTCCGTTAGTAACAATGTAAGTTACTCTAATAATTGCTCCAGCTGGCGGTTTTTTACCAATAATTCCGTCTCCAAATAAAATTTCGTATTTTTCATCTTCAATTTCTTGAATTAGGAACAATTTAGAGGTCGAATCTACTTGTAATATGTTATTATAGAGCGAATATATTTCATTTGTTGTTGATTGGACGGTAACACGAATAGAAGTAGTGTCAATATTCGCATTTGGGAGTATAAATCTTTGATTTGGTTGAGAATTATCAATTTGAAATGTTTTTTCGAGATATATTCCCTCATAAATTTTTAAATTATCAAAAGCTGCAATATTATTAACACCAGTTGTCGCCACAAAGTCGTCTGGAATGGAAAAAATGTAATTACTTCCCTGTTGAATACCTAATGCAACTTGTCCAGCTTTCAAAGTTACTATTTTTGTGTCATTTGTTCCTAAGTCTACACTAAAATTCACCGTAGCTTGTGCAGATCTAGCTGATCTAGGTACATAACCAATATTTCTAGCAAGTGAAACTACATTTTCACGCAAAGTCGCACTGTCGAGGAAGCACTCGTTAACTGCCATGTTGGTATTGTAAGCAGTTATGTAAGAGTTATACGCTAAAAGGTCAATTAAGGTCGCAAAGTTTGATCCTTCAAAGTCAAAATCAGCGAAATCACTGTTTACACGAAGGTAATCTTTAATTTGTGCCCTAAGACTTTGGAAATCTAGGTTTGTAAACTGGTTAAATGACATTATATCCTAGTTGATTGGAGAATAAATTCTATATCTTGTCTTGGAGTTTCTAATCCAACAATATTATATCCGATTTGCACCGTTAGTTCATTAGTATCTAACGGATATACAACTTTAACACCTATTTTAGAAATTCTTGGTTCAAAGTTTTCAAGTAAAAGTCGTATATCATCCTCTAAAACTTGGGCATTATCGGGATCTGCCTGTTCAAAGAGTGAATCTTCGACAGCACTACCCAATAAGGACTCAAAAAACCTTTCACCTATCCGTGTTCTTACCAAATTTGTCACAGCTCTCTTAATGGCATTCTCATTCGTGAACACTCCGATATCATCCGTTACTGGATGTCGGTTAAATGTCAAACTTATATCCTTAAAAGGTACGCTTGTTAGGTCACGTTGATCTATTTTGGCCATTATTCTTCAAGAAGTTTCTTCTTTTTCTTATCATTTAGATGATCTCCTACGACTTCTCGCAAAATATCATCAGCTATCTCTTCCTCTGGTCGAGGATTGAGGTAAGAGCTCTCATCTTTTTTAGGTTTTATGTAAAAATCTTCGTAAGATTTCTCCCAATCTTCCATATTCATGACTATCATGCTGTTCAAATTCTATTTAGACACAAAAAAAGACCCTTTTAGGGGTCTTTGAAAGTTTTTTAGAGTATTCTTAACCAGCAGCAAGCGGAGATTGTGAATCATTTGTGTTTGCAGCAGCTTTTTTTCGTGCTTGAGCACTCACATCATACTGTCCAACTATACTTCCACTAGCGAATCCCTGACTTTCTACGTTATGGGGTGCTAATTTAGGATCTGAGTCTGCCATCTTTAACCTTTTTCTTTTTATTTATCTATCTGAGCTCTTAATCTATTGGGAGAAATACCTTCTTCAAGGTAAAACTGCAATCTAATGTCTGCTTGTTCCTTTGTAAGACCTACATCTTGCTTCGGATCGTTGACACACCACCCTGATGTGCCTAATTCTACGACTTTATACTTGACATCCATTATATTATCCTCGTTTTTTCATGACCAACACGGATTTTTGGATCAATCCAGATTTCCATTCCCGCTTCTTTAGCATCTAAACAGAAAGATACGTCTTCTCCACACATATCTTGAACATCTCCTGACTCAAAGACTTGCATTTTAGGAGCAAACCAAGGATACTTCATCTCTTTATGTTCAAATACACCGTTCTTAACAAGTAACCAACCAAAACCAGTGTAGTCAACCGTGAATGGTTTGCGTCTACGAGAGATTGACTCGATAGTTTCGTGATTCATCACTCCACCATTCTTAGCAAAGTCGTCTTCTTCTAGCCAATGTGCAACAGATGTCGTTTTGCCATCTTCTGTACAATACCAACCTCCAGCAATGTCCTTCTGCATCCATACTAAACGATAAAACTTTTCTGTATCGAATACGATGTCTGAGTCTATCCATAATTGCCAGTCATATTTTAATTTTCCGTCCCAAGGTATCTGGTCTGGGCCTCTTAATACGTTTGCACCAAGGCATTTGCATCTTGCAAAGTTAACCATTGATGAATAATCTTGTGAGATCTGGATACTCGATCCATTCTGCACGAGGTCAAAGCATAGTTGAACGAAGTTCTTTAAAAAGATATAAGATACTCCTCTACCTGGCAGACAGAAAACTATTGCTTTACCTTTAGCTAATGCCTTTGCCTCTTCTAAGTTAAAGTCATCTTCGACTTTCTTAGTTTTGGGGGCTTTAGCTTTTACTGTAAATCCTTTTGCCATAACATGTTGTAATTACATTATTAAGTATACCACGGTCAAATCATTTTGTCCATAGTGTTATATTATATAGTCAAGAATTCTTAACTATTCTAATCTCTTCTTTACGGTTTTCATCATCAGGATAATAATTAAAAAATGCTCTTACATGTTCCATCTTATCCTTTACATCTTGGCCTGGAACATTCTCCATAATTAAATATTCGCCAATGTATACGTTATAGGTACTCATCTTCCCAAGTAGCCATCATGTCCTCTAAGTCCTTACGGATGTCAGGATGATACATTAAATGATTATCGTGCTCTAATCTAAAAGAGATTGATTCGTAGATGTATTCTAGCTCCTTTATGTCGAGCTCTATTTGCATTGTTTCAGTAGAAATGTTCATTATAAACTTATCTATACATTTTTGTTTTTAAGGTTCTTGTGGCAGTCCACCTGATATTTTGCCTTTACCTGATACTGGGTTTAAAACTTGACCAGCCGACAAACTACACAGAGCAACATCCCCAGCAAGTGAGATACGATATTCTGTAGTTGTATAGTGTGGGTATACAATATGATTCATGTCACTTGGAAAGAACAACATTTTGCCTTCTGCACCTTTTCCGAGTACAAAGTTTCTCTTTTGTAATTGACCACATGTATCAGGATAAACTAACACAAAGTCACTTGCCTCTGGGCGAAACCCAGCTTGTACCGTTCTTTCGTCTGCACCTTCAAAAGGAATACTTAACCATACTACAAAAGTGAAGATACCTTGGTGGTCATGAATGCTTTGATAATCTCCATCAGTTGATGCACGACACCAGAAACGACTAAATGCCAATTCATGTAGATGTGTTGTCTTATGTTTGAATGGGCAACCATAGTTTTCAAAGTATGATTGAACACAGGGCCTTAATACTTCGTTTTCAAATAACTTGTCATCATCATTTAATAGAAACTGTTTCTGATCTGTATTCTCAAATTCTATGAGGCGTCTTCCTTCCCACTTTACGTTTGGCGAATATGAATGAACTAACTTCCAAAGATAGTCTATCATCTCTTTATCTAGATCACACTCAAGTATACCGAAGTTAGGTAGGTCTACCGCTTTAGGTTCTATCATTTAATTTCTCCCTATACTTCTTTCTTCCTAGTACTACCTTCTCCATCATGGCATCAGTATACCTTCCTATGTAATATCCCTTTGCCTCTAATTGTTTTGACGTATCGTCCAACGCGGTTATTTTTTGTATCATCACAATGGTAAACATCTGGTCTATCTTAGTTAGGAGCCATAAATCTCTTCCTTGTTGATTTAGAAACGTGTTGAGTCCATCGACGCCGCCAGACATTTGATCTGGATTTATCTTATCTGCATCAGACTTCGCAGCCACTATCACTATATCCTTACTACCATCAAACTTATCGCACTCTCTCGATACAACTTCCCAGAAGTCATACGCGCTGAAATAGTCAAAGACCTTGACCAACTTCATACGTCCATCATCCTTTGCCTTCTTACTGAAGGGACACCGAGGGCCATTATACTCCCCTTTGTTCATATCATCAGGATTCTGTAACCAATCAATCCAATCACTCGTAAACTGTTCCAAGTGATCTAACACATGAGTCATCTAAAAACTCTGATCCTCCATTACACAATCATCGCCAATACAGGTGGCAAAGGATAAACTGTCAGTGTGATACGACAGATAAATCTTATCCCATATAAAATCAAAATCATCTTCACTCAGGTTCTTAAACAAACACTTATCCTCATAGTATATGTGATACGTCTTGCCAGTGATCGCTGAGTTCATTCCTTAATCCTCCTTGGTACTTCGATAGACCAACCATTGCCTTTGAGTGTCTCCATCTTAAACTTCTTCTTGTTACGTTCAATCTCCAACAACCAACTCTCATTCATAATACTACCATACTCTACAGGGTTCATGCCCTTGAAATCAAGTATTGCAGTATCTACCATATGAAATAAACTATCCCATGTCAGAGTATGCTGTAAGGAACTTGCTAACAGTTCAACATCATACTCGGAGAGCTCTTCATTTATCACACCCGCCCGAATCTCAACTAACTCAGATAGATCAATAGTGATCTTGTTATTCTTATATATTGCCATAATGAGTTCTTTACAGTTTCTTAATCAAATGATATACCTTCTTCATCAGGTAAGTCTAGAAGCTTCTCTTCCACCCAATGATCTTTATTATCAATCTCTGCAGCCTCCACATACCTCATGATATGTCTATCCACTTGCTTATAGATTGGATGTAAGTCAATATCCATACGAATATCATGTGCAATCTCTGCCACTTGCTTCTCTGTTAAACAATGATCAGGATGAAGAAGATCACAACAAGGGATCCTCTTCTCTATCAGCTGATTAATGTTTATACGAATCTCATAGTCGTTATAAACCGCCATTAAAAGAACCTTCCTTTAGTTCCATAGTTTACGATACCGATTGCTGAACCTATACAAAAGGTCATCAATACAAGTGTTAATACAACTCCTTCAATCATGTGTCTGTCCATTATGTGTTTACTTCTATAGTATAACACAAACCTGGCCCAGAGTCAACCTATACGGCAATTTTTTATATCCAAAAATTTTTTAAAAGCGAATAATATATAGCTGTCGTTTTCGGTTCGTTGTAGGTTAGCGCATCGCTAATTCATATAAAACAAAAAACATAAAAAAAACCTGGCATATGGGTGCCAGGCATAAGGGGTGCTCTGCTCTCTTATATAAGGGTGGCATGCTTAGTGTTTATGCTGCCTCTGTTGGTATTGGTTCGGATGCCCTTAGTTTGAGATAGGAGCAGATGGCGGCGCTGTGGTTTTTGTGGTTTAAGTCTGGTGTAAGTAATCTGCCTGCCATCTGGTAGCGTGAAAGTCCGCTTAGCGAGTATGTTCCGTGGCATTAGAGCGCAACCTCCATGCCTGAAACGAAATCCTCCTTAAGGTGTTTGTAAGTTAAAAACCATTCAAAGTTGCGCTGGATTACGCCAGTGCCTGTAGAAAATTCATCAAGCAAGGCATTTAATCTGCTTTTGGTTGTAACTGTCTGCCAACCGCCATCAAATAGCACAATGCTGTTGGCATATACTTCAGCAATCTTGTTGCCATGTAGTTTGACTATAGCGCCCGCTCTGTTAGTGGCGGAGCATATGAACTGTGCTACCTCTGTGTTACCTGAGCGGAAGTCTTTACGATTTCTGATCGCTGTGTTCATTTGAGTTTCAATTTTTCTCATTTGATGGTGCTCCGTGTGTTTGTTTGTATGTAAGTATAATAAACGATTCACTAGGTAAAGCAACCTAGCAAATCTATAGAAAAGATTAAATT